TACTACAACGAATTTATTGGTTGTAAAATTCATAGTAAGCACATTAAGGGTTTACATTTAACATAGAATGTGATATAATAGTACCATAATAAAACTTTATGGAGCGTAATGTGATTTTAATTGATTTTAGTGGTATTGCAATTGCCACCATTGCCGTAAACAAGGTAAATGATGAGAGTATGCTAAGGCATATGATGATTAATTCAATTCGTATGTATCGTACGAAATTCAAGGAACAGTATGGAGAGGTTGTATTGGCTATTGATGCCGGTAACAACTGGCGTAGAAACTATTATCCACAATATAAGGCCAACCGTAAGAAAAGCCGTGACGATTCTGGATTTGATTGGCAGGAAGCCTTCCGTATCTTACATATGGTACAGGAAGAAATCAAAGACAATTTTCCATACAAGGTTATTAAGATTGATGAATGTGAGGCAGATGATATCATTGGTACCGTCGTTGCCAATACGCAAGAGTTTGGTCAATACGAGGATGTGATGATTGTATCTGCAGATCATGATTTCAAACAACTACAGAAATATCCTAACGTAAAACAATTCTCGCCATTACTTAAAAAACCGGTTGTGGATGATAATCCTAAAATAAACCTTATAGAGAAAATCCTTACTGGTGATGCCGGTGATGGTGTACCAAATGTTTTATCTGATGATGATGTATTTGTTGATGGTCGTAGACAAACACCACTATCCAAAAAGAAAAAAGAGGCCTTCAAGGAGGACCTTGCTGAGGGTGAGTTGCTCTATGCTGCTTCCTGGTATCGTAATTATCAACGTAATGAAACACTCATTGATTTGACCAATACACCTGACAGACTAAAAAAACAAATTATTGAAGAATTTAATTCACAGGATCCTTGGCATAATAAGGGTAAAGTGTTTCCCTATCTTATAAATAAAGGTATGAAACAAATGATTGAATCCGTAGAGGAATTGATATAATGAAAAAGTATGTATTTGAAGTTTTATCTGAAGTGTCTAAAGCCAAGGCAAAAGCAGATAAGGTTAATATATTAAAAGAAAATGAAACTTGGGCTCTTAAGGACATAATTCGTGGTTCAATGGATACTACTGTTAAATGGTCTCTACCTGAAGGTGAACCACCATATACAGCAGCCGAGCCACACAACCATCCGGCAAATCTTATCAGAGAAAATACAAAGTTTGGTTACTTTGCCAAAGGTGGTAAAGGTGATCAGATGCCTAAATTTAAGCGTGAAAGAATTTTTATTGGCATTCTTGAAGGTGTTCATCCAGAGGATGCCAAGTTAGTCATTAATATGATTAATAAGAAAACACCCAAGGGTCTAACACGGCCCGTAGTACTGGAGGCCTTTCCTGGTCTGTTACGCGACTAAAATTAACATTAACCTTTCAACACTAACAAAGAGTGTATGCATTCGCATATGCTCTTTTTTCATAGGAAAACTACTAATGGTATTAGCTCAAATTGAACGTTTGCAGAAAGACTCTAATAACTTGGAAATCTATGCTCGTAAATTAGAAAAAAAAGGGTTTACATCAAGAGCAGAGAAAATTCTAAAAAAGAGAGACTTTATTCTAAGAACATTAGAGGAGCTTAAACCGGCATAATATATAAATTAGTTGTTTACAAGTACCGGGTAATGTGTTATAATAATATAGTTATTGGTTGAGGGAAGGTGGTACCTATATTATGAATATTTTTGTTTTACATCAAGATCCGGTTATATCTGCTCAAATGCAATGTGATAAACATGTTGTAAAAATGATTGTTGAGTCCGGTCAAATGTTGTCAACTGCACATCGTATGTTGGATGGTAAGAGAATGAAAAAGCCATCCAAGTCCGGTAAACGTATGGTAGACTATTATGATCTATATGAAGGTCCATATAATGATCTAGAGGCAGAACTTTGTTACTACAAAGCTGTACATCACAAACATCCTTGCACTGTATGGACTATGGAAAGTTCCAGCAACTATCGTTGGCACTGGGAACATCTAAAAGCCCTTTGTGAGGAATATACATATAGGTATGCAACAGAGAAAGAACCTTACAAGGATACAAAAACTGCAAGGGAACTTCTTTGGCAAATACAATCGTTACCTAGAAACATACCGGATGGACCAATGACTCCATTTAAATTGGCTATGAAATCCAATCCGGAATGTATGTTTCCTAACGACCCTGTAAAATCATATCGTATGTTTTACCATACTAAACAAGATCGGTTCAAAATGGAATGGACCAGACGCAAACAACCGGAGTGGTGGAATGCCAGTATACACACTGCATAAAAAATCTACAGATGAATATTTTGATGTTAATGTTAAATTTGATGACCTTGCCCAATTATTAGAGGATGATGATATTGTACGTGTTTTAGTCGCACCAAAGTTTGCAAGTAATACAGTGACAAATTTAAGACGCGCTGGTAATGAATGGCAAGATTTGCTAGGTAATATTAAGAAGGGTTCTGGTAGAAAGAATACCATTAAAACATGAAACGTAATAAACCAAAAGATTATAAAGAATTTATCACTGTTCGTATTGCTCAACTTAGAGATGATGCATTAAAGGCACATGATCCACACGACCGTGTTTGGTATTATCGACTAATTTCAGAATTGCAAATGGTACAAAATTATGAGTAAGGCAACCGTAAAACATGATGACCTATATGAAACTTCACCAGAAACTGAAAACCAGCAGAAGGCTTTTGATTCATGGGACGATGGAGATAATTTGGTTCTTGCTGGTTCGGCTGGAACTGGTAAGACTTTTGTTGCGCTTTACCTGGCCTTGGAATCGGTACTCGAGCGAGAGACGCCTTATAATAAGTGTATTATTGTCAGGTCGGTAGTACCAACAAGAGATATGGGTTATCTGCCAGGAACCGTAGAGGAAAAGAAAGAGGTATTTGAAACACCATATAAAGCTATCTGTCAAGAACTATTTAATGAGAATGCGGCCTATAATAAATTGATAAATAGTCACCAGGTAGAGTTTACAACAACATCGTTTATTCGAGGGTTGACAATAGACAATGCCATTATTATCGTGGATGAAATGCAAAACCTAAACTTCCACGAACTTGATTCTGTTATCACACGTGTAGGTAATAATTGCAGGATCATATTTAGTGGAGACTATCACCAGTCAGATTTTAAAGATCTTACGGAACGTGATGGCCTTCAGAGATTCTTACGAGTCATAGAACAACTAAAGAATTTTAGTGTGATCACCTTTGGTTGGCAAGATATTGTAAGATCAGACTTCCTACGTGATTATATTATGACGAAGGAAATGTTAGGAATGAAATAATGAATATTGTAAAATGGATTTTTGCCGTTATTGCCACAGGTCTAGTACTTATTACAATTAGTACCAGTGATTTATTTGCCAAAGATGAATGGGTTGCAAAACCGGTTATCTGTAATGAATCACATCAAGACATATTAGAAAAATTCTATTATGAAGAAAATCTTCACCCTTTGCTTGGTGGAACCACAAGGATTAGAATGGGTAAAGACCCAGACGAATTAGTAGATGGTGTGGTATATGTAATGTATGATGCAGAGAATAATAGTATTGCCATTATGGAATATACTTCTGATCAGGTATGTGCTTTAGGATTTATACACGATGTGGAATTTGACGTTGACACATTAAAAGGTTATATGGGCTATGAAAGATGAAATACTATCTTCTTATCATAATGGCTTTTCAGCCGGGTGAGAAGATAGATCATTTCTTATTAGATAGGGTAGCATTTGATACTGCTGAGGAATGTCAATCATTTGGTACACAATACTCGGAAATGATTGCAAACCTTGCAGTGATGAAATTTAAAGGTAAGGACTGGTCATCAATGTATTGTATACCAGAAAATAATGCAAATAGTGAATTGATAGAAAGTATATTAAATGAGAAAGGTATTTGAACATGTGGAATTGGATATCGGATATGATGATTTGGTTGCAGACACACGCAAGACTGGGCGCTTATACTTTGCTCCTGATGGTACTAGTTATCCTAGTGTCACAACAATACTGAGTATATTAAGTGAAGATTCAATTAGAGCCTGGCGATCCAGAGTTGGGGAAGAGGAAGCTAATAAGATTAGTACTCGAGCTGCTGGTCGCGGTACTCTTGTACATTCTATTATCGAAGGGTATTTAAAAAATGAAGATACAACAAAATATCTCCCACATATTAGGCAAAGCCTTGAGAATTTGCGGCCAATCCTTGATAAATCTATCGGAAAAATCTTTGGCCTCGAAACTGCTCTTTATAGTCGCCATCTTGGTATGGCTGGTCGTTGTGATTGTATAGCAGAGTTTGATGGTGTACCGTCAATTATCGACTTCAAAACATCTCGCCGAGTTAAGAAAAAGGAATACATTTCCAATTATTTTGCTCAGATGTCTGCGTATGCCATTATGTTTGAAGAACGCACTGGTATGCCGATCACGAACACGGTAGTCATTATGGATGTTGATGGTGAGGATCCTTTGGTCTTTAAAGAGCACAGAGATAACTATACAAAGTTGTTATTAGATACCAAAGCCGAATATGATAGGCGCAAATTATTTTCGTAAAAAACGCATTTAATTTAAAAAAACACTTTACATTATACTAGAAGTATGATATAATAGTTATGTAATTATCTGAGGAGCTTATATTATGAAACATGAAATCCTAAAAGCACAGGAATTTGCTTGTGAATACTACAATATTCCACGTCAGGAATTTGTAGAAAAAGCAGCAGTGCAATATCCCTCTATTAA